AGATGATAAAATTATAGAAACTCCTTCTCCTATATGGAATAGGCAGTTTGAGACTTGGGGATATAGAAGTATATTTACTAAACTTTTTCAAGAAGGATATTCTTGGTTAAAAGCTCCTATTCCTTTACTATTTGATGATAATTATAAAGAAGATACTAATGGAGTCCCTGCTTTAAACAATAAAGAAATTTTATTTGAAGCTGCTAATTGTGTGAGAGCTAACGATGATATACTATACCAAATATCTAATACAGGAAATAGGCTGGGTGGAGAATGGTTGCAACGTATATTAGGTAATAAATATAAAGTTCATATAGTAGAAGGTCTATATTCATATGCACATTTAGATAGTACTATTGTACCTGTAAGAGAAGGTTTAGTATTATATAATGGAAGCAGAGTCAATCTTGATAATGAACCTGAAATATTTAAATCTTGGGATAAGATTTGGATAAATGAATGTGTAGGAAAACCAATAGCACCAGCAGGACTACCGTGGGGAGCTAGTGAGTGGATTGGTATGAACTTCCTTAGTGTAAATCCAAATCTTGCTATTGTAGATAAAAAACAAATAGAAATTCACAAAAAGTTAAATGCTGTAGGTATTGAAACTATACCATTAGAATTACGGCATGATAGACTCCTAGCTGGAGGATTTCATTGTGTAACTTTAGATTTAAAAAGAAAGAGAGCCTCATGATAGATGACCCATATTATCATACCTAAATCACTGTTTTCTACAAACGTAAAATTACCCTATATAATAAAATACCCATCAAATAAAATAAAAATAGGTATGTTTGGAGATAGTATGGTTGAACTTGCTGAAACTGCGATGAATACAGAAATACTCGGTTGTGGGGAGGCCAATAATATTTCTGATGATCCAGCTAAAAGACCTTTTTCTCATGAAAAATCGTGGTTATACTATTTATCTATGATTGGAAATTTCGAGGTTCACTCATATGGAATATCTGGTGCAGGGGAAGAAGACATAGCTTATCTTTTTAATCAAAGAACAATAGAATATGATTTAAATATAATTCATCATACTAATTTTAATAGATCAAATATAGGATTAAAAAAAACAAAAGATAAACTTATAAGGAAATTTTTTGAAAGAATAAAAAAACCAGATTGTATTAATATATCGTGCCAGGAAGAAGCAAATAAAATTTTAAAAATGGATTTAATTAATGATGTCCCTTTCTCAAACCCAGTAGTAAACACAAGTTGGGCCAGCGCCGATCCTCTTGACTTAGAGATAGGTTTTAATCATATGAGTAATAGAGGAAATCTTATACTTGCTTTAAAAGTATTAGATTTAGTAAAGGATAAAATTGGCATATAATAAAAGTAAAGCTAAAGGTTCAGCATATGAACAGAAAATAGCTAACTTATTAAGTAAAGAGTTTGATGTAGAGTTTAGAAGAGTCCCATTATCTGGAGCTATTGATTACCTAAAAGGAGATATTTGGACTCCTCACGACACTGCTTGGTGGCCTTATGCTATCGAATGTAAGCATTATAAAGACTTACAGTGGAATAACCTTCTTACATCTAAAACTACTGATATTCTAAATTTTTGGAGACAAACAGTAAGAGAAGCAGAAGTAATGAAAAAGAAACCTCTTCTTATATTTAGGTGGAATAGATCTAAAAATTTTGCTGCATATAATGATGATACAGAAGTTGATGATTATGTAGAGATTTCATCTTTTGGGTATAAGTTTAAAATATCTAGATTAGATGACTGGATTAAAGCAGTAAAGAAAGCGGATAAGTTACCTGAATATAGGGAAGAGAAGTGACATAGCTATTGCTAACTTGTTTTATATTTGTTATATTTATTTATAAACACAGGAGATAACTATGACCAAATCTTGGAACGACCTTGCAGATGTGCAAGATACTGACTACTCTGACCACAATAATCTATTAATTGTAGATGCTAATAATCTATCTTACCGCTGGCTTCGTAGACCAAATCATGCATCTTTCGCAGATGACTTTATTCGTACTATTGAATCATTGGCAAAGTCCTACCAAGCTAAACGTACTATTGTATGTTTTGACTTTGGTAAAAGCTATTATAGAATGGAAATGCTAGAAGAGTATAAAGGTACTCGTACAAAATCTGATGATCCTGATGAAATAAAGCGTTTTGAAGAGTTCTTTGCAGTACTTAATTCTCTCCCAGATGAAATTCATGATGAGGTAGTAAAGTTTCGGGGTGTCGAAGCTGATGATACTCTTGCATGGATTACTCAGAACCTATCACAGAACTACAATCATACTTGGGTTGTATCCTCGGATAAAGACTTACTTCAGTTAATCAAAGAAGATGTATCAGTATTCAATATATTTGGACGTAAAGAAGTAACACTAGAGTCTTTACAAGAAGACCTAGAGCTTACACCGGAACAATTTATGATGTCTAGAATTATTGAAGGTGATAAAGGAGATAATATCATAGGTATTGAAGGTATTGGTCCTAAGAGAGCACAAGGACTAGCTAAAGAGTATAAAACTTTAGATAATCTATTGGCAGCTTTACCGCTAAAAGGTCGTGCTAAATATATACAAAATCTAAATGCAGGTAAAGAAAGATTAATTAGAAATGAGAATCTAATTAATCTAAAATACTGCACCGACGCTATTTTAGCAGGTAAAGAAGGAGAAGAAGCGCTTGATCGACTATCGAATCTGTGAAATTGATATAGAAAAAAGTACTACAGCAAGACATTTAGAACAAGTATATAGTTGTGAATGGGGATTTGATCAAAACTCTACTATAGATCCTTTTGTAGTATTAAGAGCTTGTATAACTAAATCTATAACTTTCCCTGTAGGAAAAATGATTCCTATTCCTACAGGTATATATCCTCAAATAAAAAATCCTAATTTTGGTATAGATGTTAGGTCATTTAGTGAATTAGTTTATGAACAAGGTATTGCATTAGCTGATGGGTTATCTACCTTTGAATATACATTTAGAAACGAAATGTGGCTTTTACTTAAAAATAATTCTAATCAAGTACAAACCCTACAGCCAACTCAAAAAATTGCAACTTTCTCTATAAGTCATCGGCCACGAATGGTAATAAATTACGTTGAACAGATAGAAGATAGCGATTTTAAAAATTCATCAGCTAAAAGTTATATTCAAAAAATTAAGAAAAAAATTAGTCCTGAGATATATAATATAAAACATGGTAAGCCTATCATAGAAGATATTAATTATAGTAGAGAAACTATTGAAAAATATAAAAAAGGTGGAATAGGTACTCATGGGTTAGACGATTATGTAACTGATGTTAAGCTAGTACAAGAAGATGAGATAGAAGAAATAACAGGAGTAAAACCAAGTGAAAGTTAAATTAATGGGTTATACCCAGACAATGTCAGGAGCCTTTATTGGAATTGATAATTTACAAGATTTTGTAGCATATTGTGCTAGAGTGTCTAATCCTACAAATCAAATGAATAGTGAAACAGCTGAAAAATTAATTAAGTATTTAATTAAACACAAACATTGGTCACCTCTTGAAATGGTATCTGCTACTATGGAGATAGAAACTACAAGAGATATTGCAAGACAGCTTTTGCGCCATCGTTCATTTTCTTTTCAAGAATTTTCTCAAAGATACGCTGATCCTGCAGACATGGACGGAGTATTTGAAACGTCAGAAGCAAGACTACAAGACACAAAGAATCGTCAAAATTCTATTGAAACTGATGATGCTGAATTACAAGCACAATGGAATACTAAACAACAAGCTGTTATACAAGAAGCAGAAGAAGCGTATGAGTGGGCTATTGAAAATGGTATCGCAAAAGAGCAAGCTCGTAAGGTTTTACCAGAAGGTTTAACTTTATCCAGGCTATATGTTAACGGTACTCTTCGTTCTTGGGTTCATTATATTGAATTACGTAGTGCTAATGGTACACAAAAAGAACACATGGAATTAGCTAAAGCATGTGGACAAGCTATAGCAGAGGTATTTCCCTTAGCTAAGGATCTTTAATGTCTGTAGGTTTTCTTACACAATATTATAGAGGATTAGGACACTCTCAGCGTATAAAGTTTATCGCTGAGAAAACTGCTGAGTATACTGATGTAGTAATTATGGATCAGTTGTTTAGACCACCTATAGAATATTCAGTACCTCATATAGCATTTTTAGGAGATTATACTTTACCTGATATTAATAAAGTTTTTCAATTTATACAACAACCAGCTATGATTAATTTTAGAATTAAACAGTTTATAGAAACTATTGAGAAATATAAGGTAAAGGTATTAGTATGTGAAGGCTTTCCTTTTTGTAGGCAGCAATTTGCACATGAATATTTTAGATATTTAGAAGAATGTAAAAAACGAGGTATAAAAATTGTTATATCTGTAAGAGATTTTCCATGGGACGAACCCCATAATAATCAACTACAAGATTGGGTTTTATATACACAAAATATAGTTTGTAAATATTATGCAGAATATATATTAGTACATGGTGACAAAAAACTATTACCATTAGTGAGTGACAGAACTAAACAAGCCAATTCAGTACAGATTATAAAAGATATTGAACATTTAGTACAGTATACAGGATATGTATGTGATGAAGATCAACCCGTACATAAACAAAGAGATAATAATATATATGTAAGTACAGGACTCAATAAGGATGAGGCAGTATTAATATTTAAAAAAATTGCAGAAATAGCACATCACTATCCTGATCATAAATTTATTATGCCTATTGCTAATAAATATAATAGTATGGGTGGTAGAAAAAATAAAAATATATATCTAGTTGAGTATGTACCAGAATTAAGAACAAAACTATCAACTTGTGCAGCATATATAACATATGGAGGTTATAATGCAACAGTTGAAATACTAAAAGGAAAAATTCCATCTATATTAGTACCCAGACAAAGTGGTAAAAAAATGGAGCAGTTTATACGGGCTTTTACCTTTGAACCTTATGATTTTTATAAAGTACTAACTCTACAAGAGTTTAATAATGTTAAGGTAGTATTAGATGAAGTATTAAATGGGTATAAACCGCAACCTTTTAAATTTAACCTAAAAGGAGCTTCTAATACTGCAAAGTTTTTATTGGAGATGCATAATGGACTTTAAAGATATTGCAAAACAAGAAGAACTATGGAAAGATATAGTTCTCAAAGGAGAAATGCTAACTATAAAACTTTTAACAGAAGAAGCTAAAAAAGAGTTAGAAGAAAAAATTGCTAATTTTCTTATTACTAGAAAAGAAGCTATAGCTTCAAATAAATTTGTTTTTATGTTTAGAGATAAAGAATATACTATTGATAAAGATAATGTTGATATAGCTATAAAAAACTGGGCAAGTAGTAAAAATATAAGTAAACATAGAGCATTACTAGCATATAAAAAAGCAGAAACAAATGCTTGGATTTATAAAACATTACTTGATAAAAAGAAAACAGGTATGTTTAAAGCTTGTAAAAAATTAATACTAGTAGGTTCAGGTATATATCCATATTCTATGTTTGATATACATAAAAAATATAAACACATAAAACAGATAGGAATTGAAATAGATACTAATAGAGCTGCTATAGGAAGAGATTTAGTTAGTAAGTCCCCAGCTAAGAATCATATTCAAATTATAACACATGATGGCTGTACATACGATTATGGAAATATAAATTTAGGTGAAGATGATTTAGTATTTGTATCTTGTGATGTAGATAATAAAAAAGTTATAGATAGAGTAATAGCAACAAGTAAGGCGCACATTTTTATATGTGCGCCTTATGAAAAAACTTGGTTAAGAGCTTTAGTACAAAATATTAAAGTAGCTAAACATAGTGGAGTTACTTCTTACTCTGCTTAGTTTTAGTTTTACGTTTTTTACTCTTACGTTTTTTTAGTTTAATAGGTTTTGGTTTCTTAGATGTCTGAAAAACTTCAGGTACGATTGGCATTTGCTTTAACTGTCTTTACCGTTTGAGTAAGGGGATTCTTTACTTCTTTAACTGTAAGTTCCCCTCCACCTTTGTAGTAAGCTAAAGTCTTTTGCATCTCTTCAGCGTCATATACTTCTCGAAGGCCGTAACGATTGTCACCAATCGTTACGCTTTTTCCTGCTCGAACTGTGGCGCCGGAAAGTGACTTAGCCATTATTAAAACCTGCCTTTTCCGCCTGGACCTTGGTTCTTAAACACTTTATTAGGTGTTTTACCACTGCGTCCACCAGTAGTAGCTGGACCTTCTTGCATTTTAGCGCCAAGATTATCAGTAGATTTTGAAGTATCACTAATAACTGGACCCATACCCATAGGGTCTGCATACCATTTTACACTACTATTAACTCCACGCTTACTACCTTTAAGAGTAGTTCCGCCTTGAGGAATCAAAGTAGGAGTGCTAGGTGGAATCGCAGAATTAACATATCTACGAGGTGTTCCAGATGCTTCTTTTTTGATCATTCCCATGATTATTTCTCCTTTATAAAATTTTAGTTATTAGCTAACGATAGTTCTTGCAGTAACTGTTTCTGTCATGTTACCTGCGTTAGCAGCAGCATATACCAAGTCAGCAGTACCAACAACAATAGCTGGAGCTTGAGCATTAGTAATAGTAGTCATCCATGCACCGGCCATTGTAGAACTAATGGCTGTAGTATTAGCATTAGTAGAAAGACCTTTGGTACAGCTTGACCAGATATTTCTAACAACGGTAGCTGGATCACCGCTTGCGACTGTTGATGCTGTCTGGGCATTTTGCACTGCAAAAGTACCGCCAGTGATAATACAATCACTTACATGTACGCCACAACGTTGTGCTGTAGCTTTCATGTCAATTGCAGGTACAGAAGCTGTACCATTGATGGTAAGACCTGAAATAAAGTTTTCACCTTGAGAAGCTGTGCTTCCGTTGATGGAACCTGTAAGAATACAGGCATCTTTTCCGCCAATACCTACAATAGTAGTACCATTGAAAGGAAAGTCGGTAGAAGGCCAGACGTGTGTGCCTGGATAGATTTCAAGAGTATTTCCTTCTTCTGAAAATACAGTTGTAGGAATATCTGCTGGTGTTGCAAAGTTAGAGAATGGTCCTCCAACGCTATAAGTAGTTCCGCTCATTTTATTTCTCCTTTAAAGAAAATGTAGCTATTTGCCACATAAATTATTTTTTTCGAGACTTACCTGCGGCATTTAGAGCTATTGCTACTGCTTGCCGTCTTTGAGCCTCTTTCTTAGTTACACCCAATCTTTTCGCTAAAGTACTAACGCCTTTAGATCGAGCCTTTGAGGGTTTTTTCATTAGCTCTGTTATGTTCTTTGAGATAGCCTTTTTAGACTTACCTCTTTTAAGAGGCATTAGTTATATATCTGTAAGAAGGAGGCATCATATCATCATCTAATACTTCTGTTACCTCTTCAAGTTCGTCCATTATATCTTCTATAAGTTCTTCTGTAGCTGTTGATTCGTTATCACAGTCACAATCAGTACCACAAGAACAAGAATCACTGTCTCCCATATCTGAACCATATACTAAATAGTCTCTAGCAGAATTAATATAGGCAGAAGAAACAGCTAGTTTATTTGTCCACCAAGTAGGCAAAGAAGCTTCTTCATCTGAAGGAAGAGCATTAAGTATATCTTTAGCATCTTCAATAATAGTTTGCATCATACGTCTAGATGAAGCAACATCAGTGTGTCCGTCTTTATTCATAGCTTATCCTTTACAAATTAATTCTTACATGTAGAATACTTTAATTTTTTGGTTATGGCAAATTTTTAAACTTAGGCTTCTCTCACTTGGGCGTTTTGACTATGTGAATCAAATAAAACTTTCTTACCAGTAGTGAGATTTTCCTCAGTTTTTTCAATTGAAGATACAATTTTTCCACATTGAGACTTACATAAACTAAAAGATCTATCATAACCTTTTAAATAATTTTGTAACTTAGTCCAATATTCATAACTTAGTATCTTCTCTAAAGGAACATACAGTCCGTTAAATAGATTTTCAAATTTTGGAGGATAATAAAAACGAGACTGTGATTCATCATAATAGTGACCGCCCGTCCAACAACATCTAAATACTAAACCCTCTGGAGATACATACCACTTACCCCAATTATCCCATACACATTTTATGACTCGTTCAGCTTTGTCCATATTTTCTTTATTCTTTTTAGAATGTATAAACTTACCACTTTTAGGAGCAAATACATCTCTAGAAGTTTTAACAGTAGAAAATGTATGAAAATTATGATCTAAAGCCATTTGCCTAGCTTCTTCTACCTGATGTTTATTGTGTTCAAATACTATATACTTCCAATGTACTTGTGCATTGTTTGTTTTAATTACAGAACACGCATTATTAAATACATCTTCAAATTTAGTATTAATTCTATACTTGGAGTGAGTATCTGATAGACCATCCATATCAAAATTAATTATATCACGTTTTGTTAGTATATTACCTACATCTGTCCAATAGTTATGATTATGTATACCACCATTAGTATGTATTAAAATTCTAGTATCATGTTGCTTAACATATGTTATAATCTCACGAAACTGTTTATTCATAACAGAATCACCAAAATTACCATTAATAACTAACCATTCTAAATTTTTTAACAGCTCAGGATAGAATAGCTGTTTAAAACTATCTAATGATATAGTATATTTTTTATCATTTAAATTAATACGAAGAGGCTTAACTCTGTGACAAGCTGGGCATTTAGCATTACATCTAAAAGTTAGCTCAGTTGTAAGTTGTCTATACTTTCTCATTAGGTTGGGGGATTAAAAGAAGTAATCTGTATAACTAAGCCATCAGGGATTAGTGCATCTTTAAAAGTGACCTTACCTGATCCTGCTGTGTATATATAATCTGTTGTTTTAGCCTGCATAATACCATTTATACTAACAGATATATTATCAATAGCAGTAGGATTACCTCCTACTGGAGTAGCTACAAAAAAGTTATTATTCCCACTACCTTCTCCATCTGCGCTTGATATAGCATTCACTTTTCTTTGTAAACCCACAGCAATATTAGAAGATACTACATTAATATTAGCATTTAGTCTAGTAAAGGTTATAAAATCATTAGCTTGAAAACCGGCAGTACTACCTTTACTATCTAGTTGTGTCTGAATTGCGCTAGTGACCCCATCAAGATAACCAATCTCTGTTGAAGTTACGTCAGATACATCTACTTTACCTGATCCGTCACTTACAATTGCCCTACTCGCAGTTAAGTTACCCGTGGTTATAGAAGAAACAGCACCCGCTATATTGGCAGCTCTTCTAGCCTCAATGGCAGTAGACTCTGTTACACCTGCCGTTAGTTGTGTCTGAATTGCACTTGTAACACCATCAAGGTAACCAACTTCAGTAGAAGTTACAGCAGAGATAGCAATTTTACCAGACCCATCAGATACTACAGCTCTAGAAGCTGTTAGATTATCCTTATATACAGTAGATACAGCTCCTGATCTATTATCTGTAATAGCTGTATTTAAATCCGCACCATTATATTTTATAGTAGACGCACTAAACTGTCCCGTAACGAGATTAGCTGCTCCTGTAGGGCTAATAACAACATTACTATCAGGGTCACGAGTTTCGGATAACGTAAATGATTTAGCAGATTCATCATAAAAAAGAGTAGCATTTCCTTCGTTACCACGATTAAAGAATATACCCACATCAGCGCTAGGAGTACCTGTTACAGAGTTAGCTAACATAAGGAATCTATCTTGTATAACAGCATTGATAGTATTAGAAGTAGTGGTGTCGCCATTTACAATTAAATTACCTTGAATTACTAAATCGTCTGCCATAGTAATTTGACCAGTGAAGTTTTTAGTGCCTGCTATTACACCAGCAATATTAGCTTCAGCCGCATCTACATTTGCTTTAACAGAATTAGTATTCGTAACTCCAGCATCGAGTTGTGTTTGAATTGCGCTAGTGACCCCATCAAGATGATCAATCTCAGTAGAAGTTACATCAGACACGATTACTTTACCTGATCCATCACTTACAATTGCCCTACTCGCAGTTAAGTTACCGGTAGTTATAGTGGATACGGCACCTGCTATATTAGCTACTCTTCTAGCTTCTACAGCAGTAACATTAGAAGATGTTTGATTTAAATTGGCAAGCAACTGTATAGTATTTGCTGCATTAAGATTTACGTTTGCTAGCAGGCTAGCAGTGTTACCGCTGCTTGCAGCTACATTTAATGAAACTGCTGCTATATTAGCAGAAGTTTGATTTAAATTAGCAGTCAGTAAATTTATATTAGTAGTAAGGCTAAAAGCATTAGCGCTAGTAGCAAAGTGTTTAGCCTCAATTGATTTTATACCATACAGTCTAGTAGTTAGAGAACTATTAGCCATTTTTTCTGCAGAGACTGCGTTTGCTTCTAAAACTGTTGATGTTACACGCGTAAGCGCCATATTAGCTCCTTAAATATTATACTTCATCATCATCTAATTGTTCAAAGAACTCAGCTAAAAAGTCTACTGTTTCTAATGAAGTATTATTAAATCTATCTTCTATTCTTTTATTTAGTATATCTAGAGAAGTATGATCTTCGTGCAAAGAAGTAGCTAAAGAGTTATTTTCTTCTGAAGGTTCTAACTCTTCAAAAAATTCAGCTAAGAAATCTTTTTGCTCTAATGGCTCTGAGTCTCCTTCTTCAAAAAATTCTTTTATAAAATCCTCAACCTGCTCGTCAATTGTAGGAGGTTTTAATAATTCGTCGTACACCTCCTCAATACATACTTTTTTTGTTAATGTTATAATCCAGTCAATTAAGTCAGGCTCTAAAGTTTCTCTTTTATCAATCCACTGTCTCTCACTTACGGTACTACTACCTCTTTGTTCGTAATATATACCAATAATAGGTCCGGCAACTAATTCCTGTATTTTTGGTTCTCTTTCTAAAATTTTAGAAAAAGGAAAAGCTCTGGATATTAATGGTCCTTTTGTGTCTTCCGTTACCTCTCTATATTCAAAAAATACAAACTCTTGATCCATCTCATCTATGTGAAATTTAATATATTCCATATTTATCCCTCTATGTTTTTATTATATATCTTGTTACAGCATGTGGAACCACTGCTGTATGTGTATGACCACCTGCACTGACGGCTGTTAAAACAGTTATACCACCTGCGTCTTTTACACCAGTAGAAGCAGATCCTGTGGACGTAGACAAGGAAGCTGATCCAGATGCGGTTGTGAGTGTACCTCCTGAAGCAAAGCTTCCAGCACCATTACCTAGGGAGCTCATTGCAGCTCCTTCTCCTATTAGTGTTTTGTCTTTAAAATCAGGAGCTGCAAAAGTATTGCCTGCATCGTCTCCTGCACCATAAGTTGTACCTATAGCAGCAAATAATGCTGGGTAAGTTGCACGAACTAAACTTTGCCCAGTACATCTAACCCAGCCAGAAGGAGTTGTTGAATGGGCGAAAGCTACGATAGTACCTACAGGTATTAAGGGAACAGGTGAAGTACCAGAACCTGTAATAGCAGATTGTAATATAACATTTGCTGCTATAGGTGCATAGGTACCATCCTGTTGTATAATATTTAGCCCATTTTTAGTAGATGCAACTCCTGGCATATGAGCTAAGGACACATTAGCACTAGAGCTACCAAAATTAAATAGTATAGCAGTATTATCACTAGATCCTATACTTGATATTTTAAGTGCTGCATGTCCTACACCAGTAGCTTCTGGAAACCATTTTTTACCGCCACCAGCTGTGGTTGCAGTTACTGATAGATTATTTGTACTTACTCCACTTGTTGTTAAGTTAACTCTATCAGAGGTGACACCACTAATAGCAATCATAGTATTAACAACTTGACCAGTTCCAGGAGTCCCGATATCAAAGAATGAAGCATCGTTTGAGTTATTACTTGTTTTTAAATATACCCTAGAGTTAGATGCTAGTGTTCCGTTTTCAGACACAGTGGCTACAAGCTCACCTATATCGTAATGACTAACATTAGACATCATAGATACAATGCCATTTTCAATCCTATGACCTATACCTACTCTAGTAAAGTTACCACCAATATGAGAACTTTTTTTAGTAGTAGAGTCAGAAATAAATAGAGCATTAACATTTGCATTAGCAAATTGCATTATAGTACCATCAGGCACAGCAATACCATCACCAGAGGCGGTAATATTTACAGTAGCAGGAGGACTAGAGCTTCTAAAATTGGTTAAAAGCGACCTCATAGAATTATTAAACTGAGTACGTGCACCATTTAGTGACGTACCCGATGTTGGTTCAATATATGTATTTGAATCTACTAAAGCCATTTATACTCCTGTTGCTGTTAACATTACGGACATACCTGAAGAGGTTGATGCCGCTCCGCTATCGTCACTTTTAAATACTTGAAAGCTTACTGATTGATTTGACGCTGCAGTAGTTACTACTATATGAGGTTTATTAGAATCTTCATCTATCATTGAGTAACTTATAACAGGTCTAGTTAAAAAACCTGCACTAGTAATATCAACAACTTTAGTAGTTGCATCATATGCAATAGTATCTGTAAAAGTAACTGTATCCTTCTCTATAGTATACCTAAATTTATCAATTGTAAAGTCAAATTCATCAGGTTGGTTATTTTGCACAATAAATTTTAATTGAAATTGTCTAAAGGTTCTACTACCCGCTTGATATGTTTGAAAACCATCATTTACTGCTGAACCTACAAATTCATTTATGTTTACATTACCATTAGCATAATATAAATCAGCATTTGCAGCGGTAGTTGTTCTAATTAAAGTTTGACTAGTAACTGCTCCTAAACTGCCTGCAAAAGTATCACCAGAGCCAGTATCAATATACTGTTTAAAATTTACTAACTTATAACTACTTGCAGCAGTTGTTATATTTGCTAAAGCATTGCCCCCAGTAGCATCACCATTAGCAAAATAAGAAGCTCCTAATCTAATCTCGTCAGCATCTATTGTGCCAGCTATTAGGGCATAAGAATTAGCATTAGCATAATCTCCTTGATCTAAAACACCAGAAGATGTATACGTGCCAAAACCACTGGAATTAAGAGCAGAGGTTCTACCAGCATCAGTGTATAGTTGAACACTAGTAGCATTTACTCTATTAACATATAGTTCTCTATCGTTTATTTGAGTCATACCATTTACATCATGAATAATAATTCTATTACCATTTACTAACCCATGCTCACTACCACTAGTAGTTACCACTGCAGGACTAGCTTTGGTAATTCCCGTAATAGTTATAACATTGCCTGTATACTTACCATCATCCCAAATAGCAAATACATTACCTGCTGCACCACCAGTCATAAAAGTCTTATTATTTGCATCAAATCTAGGATTTACTACAGCAGTATTACTAACTCCTAATACATGCCCAATGCCTCCAAAACTTGCATCTTTTAATACACCCACAGTACCAGAGGCATCTGTTACACCAGATAAATATGTTTCTTTAGAATCATTAAAAGTAGTCTCAACTGCTTGAGTACCTGTGATATCTACAAATACAGCACCTGTTACAGTGCTGCCCGCATCTCTAATTGATGTTATATATTCCGCAGACTCACTAGCTAATAAATCAGTTGATGCAAAAGCAGCAGAAAAACCACTAGCAGTACCATTAGCATTATCAACTACATTAGATTCAGTAGCTCCAGGAGGTTTTGCAAAAGCTAACCCCGCAGTATTAGAAGAAGCAAAAGATGGAAAGTTAGTCTCTGCACTATTATCATTAGTCTTACCCGCAAAGGCAGTACTTGGATCATCTTCATTATAAGCTTTTATAACGGTACTTCTAACAGGTCTAGTAGTAGTTAAAGTTATAGCAACAACATCATCACTAAAATTACCACTGGTATCTCTAGTTCTAGCTAAATATGTAAATTCTCCAAAAGTATCAATAGGAATTGATTTACGAGCAGTACCTGCTGAAACTGTAACTAGATCATCAGCTACAACAAAATTTTCAATGGATGCTGATTGAACACCTGAGATACGTTTTATCACTACTTCTTTTAGATCAATGTCTGAAAGTTCGCCATCTATTGTACGTGGATAAGACCATAATAAAGTAATTTGATCAGTTTGTTGTCCTCCTGTAAAATTAAATATATTAGCAGGTTTAGCTGTTTTACCAACAATAGATTTACTTACTGTAGCAGTTATACCTCTTATTTCTTTATTTAAAGGTACAATTCTAAATACTATATTTCTAGTATCACTAGTTTGGCCTCTATTTACTCCATTAACAGTAAACCTAAGTTTACCATCAGAATCTACACCCGTAGCAGGTACTTTTACAGTATTAAAAGAAGTTAAATCAGTACCACCATCATCTACACCTACGTCATCAACTGAATCTAATTTATATGATATTTCATAATCTGTAACATTTTGTTGTAGAATATGATCGAATTGTATAGTAACACGTACAGCTACTCCACCAGTTTGCTCACGGTATAAAGATTCTACAATATTAATATTTTCTACTTTTTGTATAGGAATAGGATCAATGTTTAAGGATTTACTATTAAAAGCGCTAGTCCTACCACCTCTAGTTTTATTTCTAGCTCTTATAGAAGTAGTTCCTACATCTAAATCTGGTATTATCATATCTTTAGTTAAAAATATAGATTCAAAATCAGATCCAACTTCTAAATGATATACTCTATTATTGGCTAAGACAAATCTACCTGGAAAAGCAGCAGTATCATAATCAAAAGTGCCTGAACCTCCTGAAATATTTCCTAAAGAACCTACAGGATCAGGAGTTATATTTGTAAAAGTAAATCCTGCTAAATTAGAATTAGGCTTAGAACCTGTGTGTATTCTAAATATTGAATTAGCAGTTAGTGCAGCATTGTATTTAACAGAAAGAGGATCATAACTAGTAGTAACAACACTAAATACATTAGCATGGGAAGATTGTACATTATCTCCTATCTCAAATACAGGCACAGTATAATAATCTACTTCTGTTCTAAAAGCTGTTTCACTAGCAGTGCTTGTGTATATTATATTTGCATTATTTAAAGGAACTGTATCATTTTTATTAAAAACAAACTGACCACTAGTTTTTTGAACCCCGTCTACAAATAATCTAACAAAAGCTTTATCTCTAGGTGTTACTGGTAAATCAATAGTAGTAGTGCTAGCACCATTTATTTCACCACTTTTTACATAAGTATCTTCGTAACCAGATACATAAAAACTATTATTAGAATAATGTCTCGAATCTAAAAGTTGGTTTAAAACAACATAAAAAGGAGCTTCAGGTATCTTATTAACCAGTGTTACGTCACTAGTTCTTTTATTTTCTATTTTTAATTTATCTGTAGCAAGAGTATATCCAGTAATAGGTTGACTTAAATCAGTTATAATACCTGCATATCCTACAAAATTTAATAAGCCCTGTTGTTGATCTTTTTCATTAATAGGAATAGTAACATGATCTGTACCTTTTAAGGCGCCAAAAACACCAGAATCATTAGCACCTAACAAATCAGTTTGAAAATTTTCATCGAATACTTGACCAAAACCTTGTAAAGTTAATTCTATATTACCGTCTTGAGTACCACCAACAGTATCTACAACATTAACAGCAGTACATAATAATTTAACCTCACCCACAACACTACTAAAACCATTTTTACCAGATAAAGTTACAGGATTTACATCACCTATTAATACATTTGAGTGTTCTACATGAATGACTTGATTATTAATACCAGATAAGTTTGCATTTGCTACTAAGCTAGCTCCTAATGGTTTAGATAATTCATATTCTGTAACATAAGTAATACCAAAACCATCTTTTTCTGTTGATGTTTTTATTAAACCATCAATAATTACTGATCCATCTAGTTTTCTTCTAGCACTAGTAACAAAATCAAATTGAGGAACAGGAGGTACTGATAATGCAGATTGTATATCTGTATACGCAGTAGGTTTGTAATCAATAAAAGTATCAGAATCTACATATACATTAGATATATATTCAACAGCTTGTAGCTTAACTTCTTCATCATCCATTTCTCTTTCTATTTGTGTTACTTTAAATAGTTTATCACTTTTAGCTCTATATATATCACCTTCAGAGTCTATTTCTCCAAAAGTCCATAAATCTCCCTTAGCAGGAGCTGTATTAGCAGTAAAAGCAGTATAGTTATCCCATACTCTAGTGATAGGATTATATCTTTTAATAGGGTTTACAACAGCTTGATCTATACCAGAATTTACAGCATCAGTAGTTGTTAATGCAAATTTAGTTTTAGATAATATATATACATCAATCTTATCATTAACCATTTTTATAACTCTAAGTACTAAAGGACCAGTATTAGAAGTAAAATCTGTAGAAGCTAAAGAAGGAACAGTATAGTGTTCTAGAAATACATTAGTATTGCTTGCTTGAACTGGAGAGTCTGCTCTTATCTTACCACCAAAACCATAGGCCACACCATTAACTTGTTGTGATACTGCAATTACATCTCCAGGTACTAACTGTAATGCATCAGTGCTAGTAGTAAAATTACAAGTTCTTCGTAAATATCTAGACGAAGCAATCTGATATTGAGCATATCTAAGAGCTTGCCCTCTTCGAGTAACACCGGGTACGTCTAATGACTCTAAATTTTCTATCTCAGTTTTTCTAATACCATCATTACTTCCTAGTTGATCTATACGTACTGTTTCTCTTTTATAATGATTACCTGGATCTACGTAGCTAACATCTGCCCCTGTTAGCACATCGCTTTCTTTATTACCTGCTATTATAAAAGTATCTTCTTTTATATTAGTCTCATTAAATACCATAACAGGAGTTTCGTCAGGTAAATCACATGCCATAGTTATCTTACCATGTGCATATATTAGAGCTCCTCTAAAACTAGCAGCTAAAGCATTAATAGTATCAAATGATTGTTTTTGATCTGCAATAATACAGTTTAAAGTAAATCTTCTTTCTTTTATCTTAGTACCTTGAGCTATACCTAATTGATTCTCTCGTGTGCTTGTAAAAGTATTTCTAGGTTTACTTCTAAAAGTACCGTCAGCAATACCGTCTACCCCTACAAAATTACCGGTAGTATAGTCACAAGCATCACAGTATTGAGCTATTTGATAAAATCTATATTTATCAATATTGCTTTCTGGTACAGCCAGTCCATATGTTTTATTTGTTAATATATCATAA